GTCCACCCACTTGACTGCCTACACTTCTTGTAGCCAATAATCAATGTGGGTTCCACCGCAACAAGATGGTCACGGTTCCCTTTTGCCATGAACCAGTGTGTTAGCCCAGCCTCACTATCGTACGTGCTTTCTTTCGCTTCAGGAACAAGCCTGAAACGAGGAGCATGCCCGGTAACGAGAGCTGTATTATCCGCTGGATCGACGCCACCCCAATATTCTTTTGGGACATAGTTGGCGTAGTGCCTGTGAAACGCAAGGAATGCTGGGTCTTCTATAAACCCAACCCCACGCGCAACCCAGGCCATCGACTGATTCAACAAGTTGATCAGATCAGGCAAAGAAAGGACCTTCCTCCTCACGAAGAAAGGGGTAACATCGAAGTTCCCGTAGTAGTGCTTACCGCATGACTCACGGAAGTTCCCTCGCCAGTACGTTTTCGCTGGGTTGATTTTAAAACCAAACCAGTCGAAGACACGCATAAGACGAGGTACTACTCCACAAGGTGCGATAATATCGTCACCAAACACGGAGATACGAGCTCGCTTGTCAGAGAGCTCACAAACCACGCGAGTGATCGCGTAGAATAGGAGACTTTCCAACTCAAAAGTAAAGCCATTCCCCATAGACGAGAACATCTCTAGTTCATGAATCTCTTCATGAAGGCGAGGTGCAAATCTCGGAAGGAGTGTAGACTTAACTCGGAGATCGTCCAGTAGTGACCACCAGTCAAAAGGCAGAAGGCTTATAACCAACTGTCGAGATATGGAGTCGCTAGCGCTACTTAGATCAATGGTCGCGAGACCAAGAGTCACCGCGCGTTCTGCTAACCGTTGGTTAACGGTCTGATCGTTCAGATCAATGCCAACTTTGCGGAGGCGCTTTCGGATGAATAGTCCGACAGCTCTTTGTAGCAGCATATTGACCTCAGGCTCTTTACAAGCCACCCGGTCAATATCTGACTTCTTAGGGACAGTGAAAAGCACGCTGTTCTCTTGGAACACTAAATTCTGCTTTGACAGGCGACCATTTTCGCAAGTGGCCGCATGCAACCAGTGTTTTAGTGCATCTTCCGAGATATGCGCGTCCCCGACGAGCTTACATGTAGCGGCGCTTGCGCTCCGCTTCACGCGTGTGGATGCCCCGTTCGTATGCATCAGATCTGTGAAGATCTTATCATACTTTATTGGGCCTAGTATACGCGAAATTAAGGACTTAACCCGTCCGATAAGCTCAGACGATGTGGTCCAACCAAAGTCCACGTCACCGATTAGGAGACGCTTGTTGGTTTCCGCGTTACGACGCTCGATAGCCAACCATTTCTCAATGGCACGACTCTTACGGACGGAAGGAGGATTTAGGCTCGGGTCTGAAAACTTACTGAGGAACTCCTCAAGTAGATACTCAGACTTAAAGCCGCGGTCCTCTGAAAACAGAGCCACCTCAAGGTCCCGAAGGAACTTGTTGTGAAACTGCTCACCGTTGGGGATCCTAACATCGACGTAACGTCTGTCACGTTGTTTAGGCCGTGTCATCTCATATACTCCTTATGAAGCAGAGGAACCCATCCGGATTATTCCGGGTGAGGGATCATGGTAACAATCGAAAGGCACACAGTCCATCCACTGTACATGATACAGTTTCAAGGTTAACACTGACGCAATTTGCGTCAGAGGTGCACCAGTAAATCCAACCCCACGTGAGCAGGGTTGTTAACAGCCACTTCACCGGTACTTAATCTCGCCCACTATAGGGATAGAACCCTCAAAGTGAGACGAGACACCGGGTTGCGGTGGAGTGCAAGCACTCCCCGCTAGAAGTAGGGTCCCAAGGAGGAGGATCTTCACCAGATCCCCTCCAGGCCAGTCACGGACGAGTCAACCATAGTCTGAGCAGCGGCGAGAGCGTTGGCAAACATGCCAACGGTATCTTTCCGTTCCTGCAAAGATGAGGTCTCGTCGAACGTAAAAGTTACGTCTGCAAAAGCAGTACGTGGCACGGTCGGACGGTTAACACCATTGATCACCTCGGTCACAAGGACCGGGTTCTCGAGGCGAACACGGATACGGTACTTTGTTCCGGATTTCCGTTTCGAGATCGTGAGCTTCCGCTCGCCGATGGGCGTCGACGCCGCTTCCACAAAGGTCGCGAGGTCGGTCGTTACGTCACGGGGCGCGAAGGTATGCGCAGCAGGCGACGCAGCACGGTCATTGACCGTGATTGAGGCAGCTTGTGCCATATTGGATTACTCCAACCAAGTTTGTACTACTTGGCAGCTAGAGCTAAAAGGCTGGCAATCTTGCCATAACCCCCAGCTGTTAAAGACCCGAAACCGCGGAATGCGGGAACGGGGGCGATGAAGTTGCTGTACAGACTCCTTTGGAAGGAGAACAACGACGACTGGAAAGACGGAGCCCTGCCGCGAATGAACGCTGCACCAAGATTACGGTGCCAGAACTCGACTTCCGTGGACCACTTAACATAGGTGGTTCGATACCCGTAAGTCCAGGTCAATCCGAACGGTTGGATAATCCCGTCCAGAAAGGTCCCGATAGGGATGAACCAGTCAAGAACAAAGCTGAGAGGAACAAGCTCCCAGGCAAGACTGAGTGGGTTAGTCAGACCCAAACGGTCGAGGTCGTAGAGCAAAGGGTTGGTGACCTTGTAGCCAACTTCTACCTTCACTCCGCGTTTGTTCGTGAATCTTTCTCTCAGCACCCCGGAGTTTAAATTCCGGGACGCCGATAGGGGAGCTAGACTTGCGTCTTCGCTTTCCGCTTTTGCTACGAATGCGTTGGGTTGTTTAAGTCCATCCGCAAGAAGTTTCGTAGCTTGGTAGACGTCATTCAACAAAGGTCTCCAGGCAAACTGTACCTCGAGCCATGCGGAAGATGACGACCGCCTAAGTGCCTTGCCAAGCTTACTTCGACCTTTCCTCGAAAGGATGGTCTTGTAAGCAGACTTAAGAACGGCAAGGATTTTAGCCAGATTTCCTCTCTTGACTGCCGAGTAGAGTGCAAGCACTCGTTTGACAGTGGAGATGATAAACTGGATCGTCTCGGGAGCCTCTGCTAAACTCTGACCTAAATTCCAGTCAGAGTCGCGCATGGCGTTAAGTACCCGAGATTCAGCAGATGAGACAAGCCAAGTAGGTAGCGCAGGCAATCCATTGATATCTAATCCATGGAGAGTAACGCTACTATGGAAGTCTCCTACCACGGTGTCCCCCACACTTATATATTCACCGAGAAACTTATCTCGGCAACTATAGTCGTGTGGAAAGGCGCTACATACTGCAAACAGCCCCGAGTATGGGGTTGGCAAGAAGAAGTTGCCGTTAAGATTAGGCAACGTCTTGATAAGGTCACCACGAAAGGTTCGCAAGACCCGATTAGTACCTGATTGCAACTTTGGCGGACCGGAGATTTTGTAACCTCCGTACGTTACTGTTGCAACATCGGTTATTCGAGAATCGCGGACCATAGTGACCTCGTCTGCAGGTGGTGGAAAGTACGCTCGCTCTCTTCACAGAGATCGAAGGCGAAGAAATTCGCCGGCTGCGTGAGCATCCTACTACACAGTTACGGTTAAAGGGACGTAGGTATTACGTCACAAAACCAGGTGTAGGTCTAAGGACTCGCTGTAGCGAGCGCCCCCG